GACTGGCTGATAAAAAAATATGGCTTAGAGGAAACTACCAAACTTGCTGAGGCCGCGTGCTCAGTTCACGGAATGCCATACGCCCCTGTTATAACTACCCCGTACCAGCTAAAAGAAAAACTCAGTCAACTGGGAGCCTATATTAAAAAAAATAACCAAACAGTAGTAAGCATATGAACATTTCCACTGAAGTCCGTGATTGTGTCATCATTTTTCACGATGGAGCTAAACAATTCGTCAGTGCAGCTCAGGCTGAGACTATCCTGCGGCAGAGTACCCAACCAGGAGCGCGGGGGATAACGGTCAATGCAAGTTATATTTCATTTGGTTCTATCTCCAAAATTCTCACGATAGAAGAATTTTACAGTCAATTTCCTAGTGAAATTCCAGAAAAACCAAAAGAATATAATGCTGAATGGCCTGACCGAACCGATCAAGAATGGGACACTTACTTTGCGCGGATGAAAACAGGAATCATCAGGGGGTTGCAGCGGTACTGCGACGAGAGCCCAACCCACCAACATGCTACAGGGCTTTTGGAAGAGTTTAAAAGTGGGAAATTGCATCCAAAAGATTTTTCGTTATGAGTGGAGACGTAGCCAAGTGATCCAAGGCATCCACCTGTCCGGTGGAAGAACGTGGGTTTGAATCCCATCGTCTCCGCAAATGTGGATAATGTGTTATAATTACTAGAGTACTAATTCTTAAGGTTAATTCCTATGTTTATTTCAGAAGAAGGTGTAGCTGAGCATGAAGCTGAGCAAGCAGCGGCTCCTGCGCCACCAGAGGAGGAAGCACCGGCAGAAGAGGCTCTACCCCCAGAGGAGGAGTCGGAAGCTCCTGAAGAGGCTCCTGAGACCCCTGAGGAGTCCTCAGATGAGGAGGCACCCGCCGAAGAAGGCGCAGAGTAACACATTTGAATATCCTAGGGATTCAATCATATGGCAAATACAACCAATACAAGTCAAGCATTGAATCCCAAGGTATTCAAGAAAAGGAGGTGAAGGAGAAAAGTCAAAGTTAAAAAACGTAATAAATAATTTTATGCCTAGAGGAAGCAAATCAACAGGAGGAGGTCTTAGCGGTCAACGTAATCAGAAGACTTCTATTGGTCCAGTTAAGCTTGGAGCGCAACGTCCAAGCATGGGCGGGCCTTCAGGACAACGAGGTCAGCAAACGGCAGCAGGTGTCGCAGCGGGTCGGACTGATGCGTCTGCACCACGTCCGGCAGACATGAGTGTTGTTAATAAACAGCGAGTTTAGGGTTGGGGATAAGTTTGTGGATAGTATCCCCAGCCCTGTCTCTGACAGGTATTTTCTTTGATGCTGTATCCTCGAATATGGGGCTGTGGGTGCTAAAGTTAAAGAAATTTTAAGAAACTATGGCTGCACCGAAAGGAAATAAGTTTAGTCCAGGAAGGCCTAAGGGTTCAAAGGATAGGAAAACTTTGCAATGGGAGATGTTCTCAAATTGGATGATGTCTGAAGGATTAGAGAGGTTCCAAGAGGAGATGCAAAAATTGAATGGAAAAGACTATGTAATGACTGTAAAAGACTTGATGGAGTATTTTCAGCCTAAGCTTTCACGTGTTGAAGGCGGTAACGTGGGGAATGTTTATACGTTCAATATGATTTGTTATGACTCCAACGGAAATAGACGTGCCTTACAACTTCCAGCCCAGGATTTACCAAATACCATTGCTTCAGGCGATGGACAGAGGGACTAAACGTCTCTTTGCTTTGTGGCATCGTAGAAGTGGAAAGGATATTACTTTGTGGAATGTTCTAATACGTGAGGCTTTCCTACATGTGGGGTTGTATTATTATTTTTTACCGACTTATGCACAGGCTAAGAAGATCATCTGGGATGGTATCACCAATGAAGGATTTAAGTTTATCGATCATGTCCCTAAGCCTTTTATCGAGAGGAAGAATGAACAAGAGATGAAGATAGTCTTGAAGAATGGAAGTATTATTCAACTTATTGGGACAGATAGTTACGATTCAATCCGTGGTACAAACCCAAAAGGATGTGTATTTTCTGAATATGCTTTCCAGAATCCAATGGCGTGGGAAGTGGTTAAGCCAATCTTGAAGGTAAATGATGGCTGGGCAATTTTTAACACTACCCCTAATGGGAAGAACCATGCCTACGACCTTTATAATGTTGCTCTTAGCTTAGAAAGCTGGTTTTGTGAGACTTTATCCATTACGGACACCGGTGTGCTTACAAAAGCAGATATGGATGAGGAGAGAGAGGAGGGAATGACGGATGAAATGATAGCTCAGGAGTATTACTGCTCATTTGATGTCGGAGCTTTAGGGGCGTATTACACGCGCCAACTGAAAGAACTTAAAGATCAAGAGAGAATCACGACTATTCCAGTACAAGAAAACGTCCCCGTTGATCTTTGGCTTGATTTAGGAAGGAACGATGCTACTTCAGTTGTTTTCACACAAGCAGTTGGAAAGGAAATAAGAATTGTAGATTTTTTTGAACATACGGGAGAAGCAGTAGGGTTTTATGCAAAGGCGTTTCAAGAGAAGAATTACCTATGGGGAACACTTTTTCTTCCACACGATGCAAAGCATAAGCGTTTGGAGAGTAAGAAAACGATTGAGGAGCAGTTTAAGGAAGCGGGCTTTAAAACAAAGATTGTTCAAAAGACTGCGATCACTAATGGAATACAAGAATTACGCAAACTTTTTCCTCGATTGTGGTTTGATAAGGATAAAACTAAAGATTTGTTACGTTGTCTTGAGAATTATCATAAAGAATGGGATGAGAAAGCTAAGGTTTTTCGAGAGGTTCCTAAACACGATTGGTCTTCTCATGCGGCTGATGCTATGCGATATATGGCGGTTGGTTGGAGAGAGAAGCCTGATGATTCACAGGATTATGTAATAAATGCTAAGAGTTTCATTGACCAAAAGCCAGGAGTAAGACGTCCTGATCCAGGACTCGGAAGAACTGTTGAGGATCATGTCGAATACCATCGAGCAGCTAAAGATTTCCTTCGTAATGCTAAATAGGATATACTAATTATATGTCACAATTACCACAAAGCATATTTAAAGACACGTTGGATCCTGACCCTAAGCCCAAGGTTCATGCTACGCCAGACAATAAAGCTGTAAAAGCGGCGATTGATTTAATTCAGGACGGAACTCTTCAAAAAGAAGATCGTGATGATAAGAATCGACGGATTCAGGAACTCTTTGAGAAGGGATTTGAGATCCGTAATCCAACGGGAACAAGGAAGATTTCGTCAAAGACTTTGATTCAAGCAAGGCAAAAGGTTATCTCTCGCATGAAGCCGTTGGATTTTACAATTCATGGAACTGGACGACCGCAAATTCTTGAAAAGATTGTGACAGATGCAGTAAGCACAGTGATGGATCGAGGTGGATATATGAAGGCTTTGCGTGACAAAGGAGGTGTTTTTACAAAATTACTTGATTGGGGTGACGGTTTCTTGCAGGTGGGCACAAATCCAGAAGACAACAAGGACAACCCGATTCTCTTCAATCCAATTTCGAATACAAATGTCTATGTAGACCAATTTGCTACATCAATTCGCAGCAGCGGATGGGGACAAAAGGCTACGCGAATGTTGGTAATCTTTTCCCATACATGGAATGAAGCAATGAAAATGTTTCCTCAACTTGAGGAAGAAGGAGGGCCAGGAAGAATCCCGCGTGACTTGCATCAATTAGATGAACTAGAGCGTTACAAGAGGAATCCAATTGAACCGCGAACCTTAACTGAAATTGGTTATTTTTATGATATCACCGCGCGCAACTTCACAATCATGGTAGGCAGTGGTATGACTGTTGTAAAAGAAGATGAGGGCGATAACTATCCCTTTGTGATGAACGGAGAACCGTACATCCCTGTGAGTCAGTTTATTATGCAGCCAGCGTCAGAAGGATTTTGGAACCACGGTCTTGGTGATTTGTTGTATGACTTGGCTATAGTATCCAGACGACTTTTGAATATGGAGTTGGGCCATGTTGAAGACAACACTTACCCCTTGACTCTGATTAACTTGCCTGAAGGAGAGGCAGCTAAATTTTTCAACAAATTGGAATTGGCACACGAAATGCGAGCGCAGGGCAAGAAGGGTGTGGTTGCTATGGAATTTGATCCGGCAGGTTCTCCAAGTGGTGCACAAGCTCAATCCTTGCTTACACAGAATTTGACGAATGAGTGGCAAGTTCTCTTTGACCGGCTTGATCAGGAGATTAGAAGATTGGGGATAAATCTTGATGAGATACAGAGAGAGGGTCAGATTACCGCTACACAGATTTTGTCTGAAGAAGAGACACAAAATGCGTTTATTAAGCAAATTATGGAATACAACGCAACTGAGAGTAAGTTTTTGGTTGAGCTTACAATGGACTTCATCAAACAATTTGTAAGTACAAAAGATAAAACGTCTCTAAATCTCACAACGACACTTGACGTTGGAGGCGGCCTTGAGGCTACAGTACCTAACATTACCCTTGGAATGGTCGCAGATGAACTTAAAAACCATAATTGGTTTGTTAAGATTAATGCTCGCACTGGTGCCATTCCTTCTAACATTCTCCAGCAAACTCAAGTTTCAAGAATGCTGAGTATTACACCGCCTGGGACAACTGCTCAACTTCAACTTTACAAAGAATTTGCAAATCTTAATGATAGGGATATTCCCGCAGAGGCGTTTGTAACTCCAGCAGCAGGTATGCCACAGGTTGCTTCTGTTGAAGCTCCGGAGAAACCTATAGTCGCTGAAACAGAGAGACCAGCTATCAACGTTCGCGCAGCTGAACCAACACCAGCATTATGATTGAAGAGCTTAGGCAATACTTAAAGAATCAGAAAAGAAAGGGTGAAAGCTGCGAGAAAATACTAGGAACAAACGGGAAAGTAAATAAGTTTGCTCTTTTTTGGGAAAAGAGTCAGGATGATTTGATGCTTGTCGCTGCATTGAAACAGCACGAGTATGTTTCAACGTATGAGTTCACTCCGGAGGAATTGTCGGCTTATCAAAAAGGATTAGCAGAAATTGCAATCTTTTTTGAGACATGTTGGAAGGAGAGAGAGGCTATCGCACAGAAAAAATTGGCAGAGAATGATGATGATGTGTTATAATACATTCAGTAGATCTTTAATTTCTTTTCTATGTCTGACGACACACAGCAGACTGACGGTGAAATCTTCAACACCGACCAGCCTGACAGCAGCGCAGATGTTGCTAGTACCACTGACGATGCTAGTGCTAAACCTGAAGAAGTTAGCGCTGACACTCCCAGTGAAGAAAGCGAGGAAGCTCTTAATCTGGATGTACCAGAGAAAGAGGAGACAGTTGAAAAAGGTGAAAAGAATAGGCAGAAGCAAATCGACGTTTGGCAAGACCGTGTAGAAAGCGGAAAGGTCAAACTAGAGGATGTCCCTAAAAAATGGCTCAAAGATGCTGTTAGTAGCAACTTAGAAAACAAGGGATTCGCTGAAGCTGATTCTTCTGTTCTTAATGAGATAGTTGCAAAGGAATTGGATAAGAGGGAGGCAAAGAGAGACTTTGAACTCTTGAAGTCTGGACTTTCCGAAGCAAAACTCAGTAAAGATCAAAAGATTGAGATTGAGTCTTCTTTTAAGGACTTAATTAGTGATGGCCTTCCTAAACTCAAAGCCTTACAAGCTGCGATGAGGATAGCCGGAATACATGATCTTAATGTGGAATCAGTGCGTGCTCAAAAGGCGAGCATGAAACTACCTAAGCCAGGTAACTATAAAGACGGCAAGGAGAACGTCAACGGAGATAACTGGCGCAAGAAACTTACACCTGAAGAAAGGATCAAAAAACTTGATGAGATGACCAGCACCTTTGGTGAGGGCCGTCGCACAATGGATCTTTAATTGTCTTAGAGAGAAGAGGTCTTAATTAACTATTAAGACACTGTTCTCATGGCAAATACAGTTGCAGCATTGAATCCGGAAAATTGGCGACAAGATGTCCAAGACTTTTTGAATTCAATGCTTGTTGTGAAGCCAATCTCTAGCTTTGCAACGCGAGATGAGCTTGTTGCCGGTGATACAATCAACTGGCCAACGATCACTGACCAGCGTGTGCAAGGGTATACGCAGGGAACTGATCTAACGGCAGATGCTTTTGTTTCCGCTCAAAGCGCTCTCACAATTAACCAGTCACGCGCTTCCGTAGCTGTGATTGATCCAGTGCAAACAAAACAAGCAGCAGACAAGAACTTCCCAGTGAAGCTCGCACGTCAGGCTGCTTTTGTTATTGCACAAGAGATGGATCAGAACGTACTTAACAACGGTATTACCAACGCTGCTAGTACCGTTGCCGGAGGTACACTCACGGCTGGGACAATTTACTCTACTTTGACAACCGTAATGGCTTCACTACAACGAAGCAATGCGGCAGATGGCCCAATGTTTGCGGTACTTGACCCTGAACGTGTGGCCCTTCTGGCTCAGAGTGAAGTAGCTAATGGATTCAATCTCGCAGACTCAGCTTTGCGTAATGGATTCGTAGGATCTTCACAAGCAGGTTTCAAGATCTTCAACTCCAATAACCTTCCAACGTCTTCCAGTCTAACGGTTGATACTCAACCAACAGCAGGTGACACGGTGACGGTTCTTGGTGTTACCTGGACGATGGTAGCTGACGGTACAGCTGCTAACGCAGGTGAAGTTAACATTGGTGCAAACCTAGCTGACTTCCAAAGCTTCTGGCCTGATGTTATCAACGGTGATAACGCAGGTACGGATTATGTAGATACTGCTGTTGCAAACCGACGTGTATATCAAAATGCACAGCTAAGTGCTGCTGCTTTTGGTGCTAACGCATCTGTTCTTACAGCTCGTGGACGACAGAACAACAGTGAGACTTTCACTGCTGCTACTAACGTCTTTGGAACTGAAACAGGAAACATGCTTGCCGGACGAATGGGTGCGCTATCTATTGCGATGCAAACCCAACCAACTCTACACATTAGACCTGAATCATTGCAGCTTGCTGATAACTACATCACGCATGCGCTGTACGGATTCACCACATTCTCACGTGACACAGAACGTCTCGTAAACATAACGATCAACGTATAACTCTCTTAACCACTTAATTATGCCTAAAGATCCATTGATCGTAGGTCAGGTGGTCGCCAAAAATGATGGGGACGTCCTTATCAATTCTGACGGAGAACTCGTTGGTGGCTTTGCTGCAACGGGACTTATACTTGACGCTACGAATACAACTGATCCTGCCGCAGAAGGTGGGATCGCCTATGTTGCTGGTACGGGATTCCGTGCTTTTGGCATTGGGGGCGTCTTTACAATTCCTACCTCCGGTGGTGGGGGTGGAGTAGGTAGCTTGGATGACGCTTACGATGTCGGCTCTGTTGTTACAGTAGATGCCGGTGCCGTGGTATGGAATGACGCTACTGCAGGTGCTCTAGACACAATGACATTTACCAAATCAGGAGCAGGATCTGGTGATGTCTTAGCGATAAATGTAACGGCTGCTCTAACAGGAAACGCTATAGCTTTGGATATGGATGCTGGCGTTGCCGCATCTGCTCTCTTTATTGATTGTGGTGCTGGCGCACGAACAGGATCAGACATCCTAGTTACAGACGATTCCACGGGTGCTCACTCAGTAATTGACATCA